GGAATCGGAACTTTGAGAATTTCCTGATTGACGAAAAAATACCGGCCATGATAGGAAATGGACAAGTCGTCCAAGATAACAGGCCAAAAATGAAAGATTGGACGCAAGAAAGAATTGAGCGACAGAAGCGGGAAGCTGCTGAAGCAAAAAATGGAAGTAATGCGCAGGAAGCGCAGCCAAAAGAATCAGAACCTGTAGTGGAACACATCCCCTACAAGGAACTGAAAAGGCGATATCTTTTGAAACAACAACAGGGAGAGTTAAATCGTGGAAAAGAAACAGACACCATCGAAACAGGCGATAATCACAGCAGGGGAAGCTGTAGCAGCTAAAGTTTACAGGACATTTTTTGGAGATCAAAAATACACTCCAAAATTATGCTACGCCGCAGCAGGAAAAATGACGCAGCTCAAGAAAATTGTACGACCACTTTATGCACACACGGATGATGTGCAAATGTTACATGCACTAGCCGCTTACAGCGAACAGGACATTCTGGATGTATTTGCAGATCACAGTATCACGGAGGATACATGCAAAGGAAACCAACCAAAGCCTATTGGGCAGCTTATGGCGCACTCTACGGAAACGGAGAGCCACCAAAACCCCAACCGATAAAGAAAAAACGTCAGAACATCGAGGAGGTTGAACAAATAAAATTCAACCTATGGTTCGATAAATTTTTATGGGGAAAAGACTATCGTTGGTTCCATTCACCAAATGGAGGAGGAAGAAACCCGATTGAGGGTGCCAAATTCAAAAGAATGGGCACCAAGGCGGGGATTCCAGACATTATAGTACCCATGGCAAGGCTCACATCGAGATCGTCTTACCACGGGCTTGTAATTGAATTGAAGAGACCAGATGGAAAAATGAGCGATGTAACTGAAAATCAACAGGACTGGTTGGACTGGTTCAAACGACAGGGCTGGTCTACGCATGTCGCCTTTGGTTTTGAGGAAGCAAAAGCCATTGTAACGGAATATTTCTCGTAGTCCAAAGGCTGTGTTATGGTGAATTTGTTAAATGGAATTTTTAACCACAAAGGAGCAACAAATGGAAATGGAAGCCACAAAATCACAAGCAAAACGTGTTGATCATCAATCCAAAGTTGGCGGTGAGATTGCCAAAGTTACCTCGTCGGAAATCAAAGTTAATCCTGTTGAACCGGTTTCTTCACAAAGTCCAGTCAGCTTGGATGCCAATATCATGTCTGCCATCCAAGCAACCGTACAGGAAGCTATGAAAACCGCAGTGGGTGTTATCGTAGAGCAATTAAAACCCTCGACCCTTCCCTCAACCCCTGCGCCAGCAATTTCCGTGCGTAATGCGGGTGCGCCTAATCCAGCACCAGTAAACAATGGAAATTATGTGAGCAAACTTAAAGGCATTCCAGTAGAACCAGGTCAAGATTTGCGTCATGTTCATTCAAGCGTCATTCATGCCTGGTTTCAAAGCATTGAAAATCGCTGGAAAGAGTCGTATAACAAACGCAAAGTCGGTGGCGCACCGGTTGATTTATCATGGACAAGAGGTTAAGCATGGCTGATGCCGAAAAAGCGATAGCGTTTGTGTTGTCAAACGAAGGCGGTTTTATTGACAATCCAAGTGATTCAGGAGGGGCAACCAACTTCGGGTTGTCTCTAAGGTTTTTGAGAGAATTATCTACTGAGAAATTGAGGCAGTATGGAATTTTTACTTTACCAGCGCATTTGAGTGTTGCCGATATTCAAGAACTAAGGCCAGAACAAGCAGAATTAATTTACAAATGTGAATTTTGGGATTTAGCACCGTACGAAAAAATTGAAAATCAACACGTTGCAAATTATGTTTTTGATATGGCTGTAAATCATGGAGAAACGCAAGCTATTAAAATTCTTCAGCGTGCAATATGGGCTGTTAATACTGAAAAAGATTTTCCTCCTGATGACGGAATTTTAGGACACATTACCTTATCCTTTACAAAATATTATGATCAAGAACATTTAGGAATTGCTTTAGCAGCCGAACGCGCAGGATTTATGCGTTTATTGTGTGTTGAAAATCCGAAGAACAAGGAGTTTTTGGATGGGTGGCTTAACCGATGTTATCGAATCTGAAATCTTGCCATCAGTTAGCAAGGTGGCTCCTCTATTGGGCAGCGTTTTGGGTACTCCTCTTGCTGGAGTGGCTGTCTCTCTCATTGCTCATGCTTTTAGTCTCGATCCTAATGATTTGGGTAAAATTGGACAAGCGCTTCTCACTGATCCGCAAGCGACTGCAAAACTTGAAGCCATAGAATTTGCTCATGAAGAAATGCTTGAAAAGATTGCATCGAATGATTACGCCACCGAAGTGGATGATCGAAAAAATGCGCGGCAGTATGGCGTTGGTTATAAAGATTTTCTGCGTTGGATGGCTTATCTAGTTACTTTTGGTTTCTTTGCCGCGCTTTTTTTATTATTTATTCCATTGAATCTTGACAGTGAGGAAAAGAACCTTTTATCGATGCTAGTTGGAATGTTGGCGTCAAAGTGGCAAACTATAATTGATTTCTTCTACGGATCGTCACGTCACAACAATCAGGGAGCGATAAAATGAGCGATGGAATGGGCGTTATGCCCGCTGCGAAAGATGCAAAAGCAAATGATCCCAATCAAGGCGGCAACAAGGCTGCTGAGAGAGGCGGTGCAAACAAGGGTACTGTTCAACACAGCAAGGTTGATAGCATTGATCATGCTGGCCATTCTTCCCGTGTTAAAGCTGCAATGGGTGCTATGGGTCATGAAAATGTTACGTATCATGATGGCGGTAAGATGTAATTAAAAAGGGGCTTAATGCCCCTTTATTTTTATTCTGAATTTGAATCATATTTTTCTTTTGCTCTTAACGCATAATCTTCTAATATAAATAATATTGAAACTCCTAGGCGTTTAACCTCATCCATCAATTCTTTTTGTAATATTGTTCCTTGATTTTCACGTTTTATTACTTCATTCCAGTACATTGCTTTGCTTAAAACCCCTTGGACTTCTTTTTTTGTCATTAACATTATTTATGTCTCCTTTTAGAAATTTTTATAATAAAGCCTTCAATTTTTTCACGCGCTTCACAATAAAGCGGATGATCTTCAAAAATTACCGCATGACTTTGTTCAAAGTAATCAGTCATTATGTCTGTATCATTTTTTGCGAGTTCTCCGAAAACATCTTTGAATGATTTCCAGCCATAATCTTTCGCATATATGGTGATTGCTTTGCGTCCGTCAATACGGTTGTCGAGACTATAAAAAACTTTAACTTTATGCACGCCATTTGTTACATTGTATTGGTTGAATTTAATCATGGTATTTCCTCATCACTTGTTTAATCATGACAATAATATTCAAAATGAATAGTAATGTCAACATATTCGTTTTGCTTTAAAATAAGAATCAAGAAAAAATAGTACGCAGCATCGGTGAAACGTTACGTTTCAACCATCTAAAATCAAAATCCGATCAAGAAATGACGTTTGCGATTGTTTGAGTTATTCTTATTGCATATCAATGCAAGGATTGCAGCGAATGAGATCAAACCCTGTTGGATTCCATACAACCCTAACCGAAGAAGTGGCACAGCATATTCTTGAGAATGTGCAAGGCAATTATGTTATCGGCCAAGTGGCGCGTATGGCACGCATTCCCCGTGAAAATTTAAGACGTTGGTTATTACGTGGAGAAGAAGAAGCAACGGCAAATAGTAATACAATATTTGCACATCTTTGGGTAGATTTTGAACAAAAAAGAGGTATTGAAATACAAGAAATGCTGGCTGATGTCAAAAACCGTCGAACAAACTGGCAGGCGTCTTGGCAACTGTTAACGAGCATTGCGCGAGAAGATTTTGGGGTCGAAGCAGTTGAGTACAAAGAATTACTTGAATTATTTAATAAATTAAGCGAATCTTTTAAACGATTCAGTGAGAACCCGTTGTCACAATCGCAGGGAGCGATCAATCATGGCAGAGAAATGGATTCAGCAAGCAACGTCCAAGAATAAAGGCGCATTGCGCAAGAAACTTGGTGCAAAGAAAGGTAAACCCATCCCCGCTAAAAAACTCAATGCAGCCGCCAAGAAAGGTGGAAAGGTAGGCAAAGAGGCGCGACTTGCAAAGACATTGAAAAAATTACGGAAGAAATAATTTAACCTATTGGAGTATACGCATGTCTGAAAAATTACAGGATGTAAATGTTGAAGCACAGCCAGCAGCACCCACCTTATCACCAGAACAATTTAATTCAATCAAGCAGTCCTTGATGGAGTCTCTCCATAAAAATTATGGCCAGTTTATTGGATCAATTCAAACATTCCCCGTAATGCCACTTGCTATGCAGCAAGCATTTTTGCACTTTGATACTGGTTTTCTTTGGTTTGAAAAAGCTATCGTTAATATGCCACAGCCTACCGTACAGGTAAGTCAAGCATCCCCACAGCCAGAAGCGCCTGAGTCGGCGCTGGAATCACAGGCTCCAGAAGCACAGCAAGCACCAGAATCGGCACCCATAGATTCTGCATGATTCCACAAGGCTATTTTGATAAGATCAAAGGCTTCTTTAATGGCGACACCGCTAAAAGCTGGGAATGGTTTAAAACACCTAACCCGGCTTTCGGCATGATTTCGCCATTGGATATGATGAGGCGTGGCCGAGTAAACAAGGTCAAACAATTTATCGATAATGCAATTGATGATAACAAGAGGTTTTATCCATGAGCGAAACAATTATTTGTGGTGGCTGTAATTTCCGTGTATCAGTGAAATTACAACATCCAGACGATCATAACTGCGCATTAATCGCAGATCTTAAGAAAGATTTTAATCTGGCGTTGTCTGAAATTCAAAATGACTACGAACGAAGAATTAAAAACCTTGATAAGAAATTGCAAGGAACGGATCATGTAGCCAATTGTCAAGCCGATTTGTATAATATTTTATGCGTGAAATTTAATAAACTTAAAGAAGAATTATCTACCTACACTGATGTCAAGTTGCTTTACTCAGACCGTGAGGCGCGTGAAGCATGGCAGACTGGTTGTGAGGTGATGATTAATACACTTCAAAGACGTATTGATGATATGGATGGGATGTTAAATCGTTCTTTATATTCTAAAATAAAAAAGGAAGGCGAGCGTTATATGTTGCATACACAATCTTACCCCTTTGAAGAAGATCAAGTTCACGTAAAACATATGGGCGACATCAAAATCCATCACCCATCGCGCAAGCATCTTGAAGGTAAGTTGCGTGAAAAGAATGAGCTTATCAATCAACATGAAGACCACATTGAGAGACTTGAAAGAGAATTCGAAATAAAGACATTAAAAAGCAATAGACATGTTTTAGTGACCGAAAATGATAGGCTTAAATACAAGTTAAAATATTGTTGTTGTTCAAATCAAATACGCCAATGGGTTGAAGCACAGAAGGATTATTCAAAATGATTTTTACCTCCGATGACAAAATGAAATTTGAGCGTACTTCAGAAATGTGTCAGCTCAAAAAGGAAATCATTAGTTATCTGCACGATCAGATGCTCCGAAAAGAGCGTGATCGCTGGTGGACTTATAAAGGTGAGTTCAAGTATCAAGGCGAAACCTATAACCTTGAATGCGACTGCAAGCTTGATGCGATGTTGTTCAGCTATAAGAATCTACACATTGAGCATAAACAGGTTGTACTTGATATTGACGAAATGATACAGAGAGGTTTGATTCAATGAAAAATCAATTTACCAAGCTTACTAAGTTTAAAAAAAATGAACAGAAGTGCATTAGTAAAGGTGTTATAAATAATGAGTTAACATCTTATATGGAACATAAAAAAACAGGTGCTATTATTCCTGTTTCACAACAAGCTTTTAAAAAATTATCCAATGGTGAAGCTTTAGATTTTTCTAAATGTGAAAGAGCAGATAATCGAAGATATTATTATGTAAAAGATTTATCCAAAAGATGGAAAAAAAATAATGATGAAGTATTAGATATTTTAGTTGAGCATGAATGCACTCTCTTTGCAGTTGGAAGCACATCTACTGGCATCTTGAAAATCGGAATTGAAGATATTTGCATATATGAAGAATATGTTTTAGCTCTTGAAAAAAAGCTTAAATTAAAAAAAGAAAATGTATCTTCTCATTATAGAGGTCATGATACTCATTAAAAGAATTTAATTAACCACGGAGAAAATTGTAATGGAATACAATTTCAGTCGAATTAGTTGTGATGCAATCGTTTCAGTCGAAAAGAAAATGAAAAAAGTTTGTGATGATGTAATGGATGATATCAATAACTTTATTCACGTCTTAAATGACGCAACCATCAATGAACGCTCTGGCGAAATGAACACAGTTATTCGCGACATCATGCGCGACCAGATCACAGTTACCGGCCTTCAATTCACTGAAGTCATGAACAAGGTTCAAAAAGCACTGGCGCAATATTTGTAATGGCTACATATTATCGTGAATCTGCTATTGCATCCCTAAAAAGTCATTTTGAAGGTCTACAAATTTGGTGGAATGTAATGTCAGACCGATATGAATTTTGGATAGATTATCGTGAAAACAAGATTACTGAATATATGATTTATTTTGAGATTGAATCCTTTGAAAAAGTATTTCGATTAATTCAATCCATATACAGAGATATTGATTATTATCTTGATGCGGTATGGTGCTAATGAATAAAACAGACTTAATTGCGGTATTTATTTTTTACAATCAATCTTCAGGCATCCAATCTCGTCTATCTTTTAGTGCAGAATTTAAACATTGTAATATTATCACTTTTGACGGTCGCGATTGGATCAGTATAGATTTTGATAGAACAGGTTTATTGACTCGAAGAGTTCATTGTAATGATGGCTCAGCATTGTTGCGACATTTGAAAGTGGTCAAGGAAGTATCAGCTATAGTTGCAGTTAATGTTCCCAAAAGAGCAAAGACACGTTGGAAACCATGGTGGGTCAGATCATGCAATGAAGTATGCCGGTATGCATCCGGGGTTGATATCGGTTTCACCTTTAACCCTGTCCAATTGTATAAGAAGTTGCTAAAGTATAGACGTAGACGGAACTATGAAGTGTTGAGCCATTGGAGGCGCAAGCATGGGATTTTTCAGTAATGACGATGATGACGATTTTAATAATAGTGCTCAGAATGAAGCAAATGAGTTAGCTACACAACAGATGGAAATGAACCAGCAGGAGCTGGATCAAAAGAAACAGAGCTTATATAAAACCCGACTGGATATTATTAAAGGCCAAGGAAGCCAGAGTTGGGTGCCTGATCGCAATCAGCGCGCACCTATTTCGAGACCCGGAGCAGCTGGCGGCTCAATTCCCACATGGAATGGCAGGCTTTATTAATTGCAATTGCTAAGGATGGCAATTCATGGAAGATTTGGAAAAGCTGGCTGCCCGTTTCTGGGAAGCACGGCAATACAAGGATCGTTGGCTCGCCTTATACAAGGAATTGTATTTCTACGTCATTCCTGACAGAGACGCATTTAACGTCAAATTTAATTATCGCGATGATGGGAAGCCAGTTACCCAGCAAATCTGGGACAACACAGCGATGTTGGCTGCTTATCAAAGAGCTAATGATTTGCATGGCTTACTGTTACCAAAAGATCGAGTGTGGGGCAAGCTAGTACTCGATAAACATTTATACGCCAAGGAAGTGGTAGAAAATGGCGATATACAAATTCTCATGGACGAAATCAATGAACGAATCTTTTTTTATCTCAACGAATCTAATCTTTCTCGCGTTGTCAGTAGTTCTAATCTGGATTTGGTTGGAGGGACTGGCGCTATTTGGGTTGAAAGTCAATCTGATGAGATACCGCTTTATTACCGTAGTATCCCTGCTGTTGCTCTCTATATTGAGTATTCTACTGATGACGTGATTAACACGTGCTGGTTCGCGCAAAAAATGACTGCAAGATCGATACTCGAAATTTATCCTGGGTATGCCGGGATGATGCGTGAAACATTAAAACAGGAACCGAACGAAGTATTTACAGTTAACTTTGGCCAAATTAAATATAGTGATGATAGCTT